TGATGCAGATGACCAGTTAGCACCTGTAGGTGTTAAAGCTATTCTATGATAACGACCTGCACTTCTTACAGAGCATCTATCTTCTTGGCTTGCTGTAACTGCTGTTCCGTATGTAATAGTATCATCTAACATACGTCTAGAAGCCACAGAAACGCTTGCAGAGCCATTATCTACAGAAGGTCTAATAAGAGTAAGCACAGAGTTATAACCGTATTCTAGGTCGTTAGTAATGATACTTCCTGTAGCGTTAGTTCCTGTGAATGTAATAATTCTAGTATCACGAACACCACCGAATAAGAACTTACCGCCTTTATATAGTCTATCGTCTAGTGTTGTTACAAGTGTGTCAGATGTTTTTAATGCTGCTGCTGATGCTGCCATATCTATGGCTACACCTGTGCCTGAGCCTGCACCTGTAGCTGTAAATAATACACCTACTGTATTAGCAACTGCACCAATAGCAGTAAATGATGTTGAACCTACTGTTCTAATTGTATAAGATTTACCTACGACAAATGCACCTGCTGTTACGTTGTATGCAGAGTCAAGACCATCTAATGTTGCACCTGGAGTAGCTAATGTAGATAAATAGTCTACATCTGTATCTGCTTCACACCATTTTTGTGTTTCAAAGTTATAGATAAGTAGTGAACGAGAACCTGATACGTTAGTATAATTCCAAATAACTAAGTTACGTTCAGGGTCTACTGCTGCTGATATAGAGTCAATATCTGCAATGTTAGCATTGTTAAAGAAGTATCTATCTACTTTTTCAGAACCAATACCTGTTAGTGTTTGACCATTGGTAGCATAGAAACCATCATCAGATAAGAAGTAAGCTGTGCCTGAATATTGTGCAATAGAGTTACCTTCTATACATCCTACGTTACGAGAGATGGTGTCAAATTGAAATATAAGTGGTGTGCCTATATATGACATTCTAACAATAGCTTTTTCTAAGAATACGATACCAAACTCGCCACCTACGACACCGGTTATATCGCCACCATCAGGGATAATTTGATAGTCTGATTGTGATGTTGCTGTGGTAGTCCAAGTGCTTGCATCATTGATACCTGACCATTGCACTTTACTAGGTGATGTACCTGCACCAATATTACCTGCTACTACAAAGTCACGAACTACTGTAATGTATTTAGCAATAGGTGCTTCTGAACTTACATCTGCAAAAGCTGTAGAGCTATTTACATCAAAAGACTGTATCTTTTCAGAGCCATTAGATGCAATTGCAAGACTACCAAACTGTAAGAATTGCCATCTATTTAAACCCGTATATCCACCTGCTTTAGACTCGTCTACTAAAGATAAATTATCATTGTCTACTTTAAATAGTTTAGTAGCACCACCAGCAAAGATAAATACGTCATTGTCTAGTTTAGCAGCAAAGCAATTATTCAAGTCTTCTGAAGCTGCACCTGAAAATGTTACTGCTGACTTAAACGGACCATATCCTACAGCTAAAGGAATAACGTTATTAGCTTCTGATACTGTATCTAATATACTTGGTTGGTCAGGTAACCAGTCTTTAAAAGCTATGCGTTGTACTGGCATGTTAAGCCTTCATAATGTAGCAAAGTGCATAGTATGGAGGTAAGTTAGCATTAGTGCCACTTGAACCGGCAGAAGCGTTAGTTGTAGCAACTGTAATTCCTGTTGAGCTACTACTTGTAACTGCTGATGTTCTACCTGTACTATAACCTGTGCTTGCATCTACAGGTGCGCCACCATTGTCTGAACCAGCTTGTGCTGAACCTAAGGTTTGAGGTGTATGATTGTGTTGTGGGTCTGTAACTGTAGATGTTGCAGTATGAGTATGAGATACGACTATAGCATCTGCACTACCACCTGTTGCGCCTACAGCATAAGTAGATGTAGCACCTACTACAAAACGGTTACGTAAGTCTGGTGTAGAACTTGAACCATCACATAATAACCAACCACTAGGAATAGATGCTGAAGAACCTGACCATATAATAATACCACCACTAGGAAATCCACTTCCCCATGTAGGTGTATTACTTCCGCCTGCTGATAACAATACTTGACCAGAAGCACCTGCTGTTCCGTCTAATTGGAAAGCTCCTGTTACATTAAGTGTGCCAGAAGCTAATGCTTGACCTGATGCGACTAATGTACCTGCAACTGTAAATGGGTCACCACTAGAACCAGTTTGCTGGTCTTTGAGTAATGCCATTAAACTACGAACAGCGTTGTTTAAGTTAGCTGGTGAACAACCTTCAGCAATATTGATATTAGTTATATCGGTATTATCTGCTGCTGTTGTACTAAATTCTGAAATTTTGGTTTTTGCCATCTTTTATCCTTGTCTTAACCATATATCGTTACCTGGAGAAATATCAGTCCAAGTTTCTGTTCCTGCTGTAATTGTTGACCATGTATCTGAAGAAGGTGATATTGCAGACCATACGTCTGTAGATGGTGTTGTATCTGTCCATGTTTCTGCGCCTGGTGTAACTGGTGTCCAACCTTCGCCTTGTATTGTACCTTTAGCTACTATTGTGCCATTTGCTGTAATCTGTACTGCATCTGAATATATAGCATTAGCGTATGCACTAACATTTGCTACACCATTTATACTAGCGTTAGCTGGTTGTATTCTATAAGCATATGCTGTAAGCGTTGCAAATGCGTCTATACTTGCACTTGCAAAAATATCTGAACTACCATCTGCTGTAACTGTGGCAGTTCCTGTAATAGAACCTTTGCCAGACCATGTTACAAAAGATGTTGCATTAACTGTTGCACTTGTTGTAATAGAGCTACTAAATGATAGTATTCTATAAGCATTGGCAGTAACAATAGCATTAGCAGTAATTGAACCACTAAATTGTTGTATTCTGTTACCATCACAAGTAACTAGAGCATTGGCATTAACACTACCTGTGCCAAATATAAATATACCGCCAAGACAGCTTACATAAGCAAAAGACTCAACACTAGCAGAACCAGTTAATACCTGTCCGCCTGTGGGTAAAGAGCTAAATGGTGTTTGCGATAATGCACTAAACCCAAACATATTTAACTCCCTTTATAATTATTCTGCTTTTTCTTCTAATGCCTTTTTAAGCAAACTTATAAAAGCATCACGACCAATAGATAACTGGTCTAAATTAAATTTGCTAGATGCTATTTTTCTATCTAAATCTGCTACATGATTGACTAGAGTTTTTTGCTCGTCTGTCATGTCCTCAAAATTGTATTCAACATCATCTATTACGACTGGGGTTTTTTTATTGTCTGCCATTCGTTATTACCTTTCTATTTAAAATGGTAATGGAGGTGTCACTACCGTTGGGTTTTTAAGAGCCTCTAATTGATTATTTACACTTGTTTCGTAAGTAGCTACTTGTTCTTCACCTAAAGCATCTTTTACCCATGCTATTACAACTTCTTCTGTTAAGTTGTCATAGTCTGTAAAAGGACTTCCTGCTTCGTATGTAACTCCTTGAGAACTATATACTGAAGTTGCATAGTCACCGTCTACACCATTAAGTCTCCAATGGATAGTTTCTACTACATTTGTTTTACCATCAAAAGAAGGTTTACAGTTTAATGTTTCTATTTTCCATGTTAATGCCATTTTATTTTCCTTATTTTGTTTCTGGTGTGTTAATCTTAACCTATCATTAAAATACATGGAACGCAGTATGAACCATCTTCGTATGTAGCACTTACATAGTTAGATGTTACTTTTGCAATAGTAGATGAACGACAAATGTCATCTGCTTGTGGTCTTGCTGTTCCATCACCTGCTGACTCTAGTAAATCACCATTTTGTACTGTAACACCTTGTGCTATGCGAATAACAAAGTCACCAGACTGTGCTACATAAAAGTCGTATGGGTTAGTTTTATCATCAATATCATACATATCAAATACACCAGCTACTGCTTTAGATGAAGGTGTGGTAGATACAATAGTTTTAGTAGCTTGTTCGTTAGGTAATGGTTGACCATCTTTTTCCCAAACACACATAGCATTTACTGACTCTAATACTGTGCCACGATATACTTCTGGTTTTCCTGTTTCATTATCAAACTGTGACCAACGAGATAAGTGACCACCATTGTATGATACTGTTGTGCCTGATACAGAGATTGTTCCCTCTACTGCACCATCTTGAGCCAATTGAACTATTGCACCATCATCTGTATTTCTATTAAAGAATGCAGAAGCTCCTGATGCAGCGCCAACTGCTATTTTGTTATCAGATAAAATAAATTGAAATCCAACAGTTCCTGTATTTGATGTTGTTTTACCAACCAACAAATTACCACTAGAGTCTATACGCATACGTTCAGTTCCAAGAGTGCGGAATTGAATATTGTCTGCTCCATTAGCTCCTGTAATTGCTGTTCCACGAATAAACTCTGTGTTTGATGCAAAAGACGATGAAGCACCACCAACAAACAAACGCAACAAAGCCCCAGCACCATCACTTGTTGCTGGATTTTGCTCAAATCTAATAGCGCCAAAATCATGTGAATTGCGTGTACCATCTGATGTGGCAATGATAGCTGTTGCACCATATGTTTCTGCTACAAAGTTTCTTTGACCTTTTAGTTCTATAGCATCTGGAGATGTTGAGCTTAAGTTAGAAACTGTAAGTCGGCTAGCTGGAGAGCCAGTACCTATCCCTACCTTACCATCAGAGGTAATACGCATACGTTCTGTGTTAATTGTACCAAACGCTAAATAACCACTAGCAGAAGCTAAACCTTGTATATAACTTACATTTCCAGAAGCATTACCAGTATTGTTATCAAAAACTAAAGCGCTTAAATTGTCGGATGACCTGCCTCTTATTTTTACTGCTTGGCTATTTGAACTTGCAACAACATCTAATGGGAGTGTAGGACTTGTAGTACCAATACCTACATTACCACTAGAGTCTATACGCATACGTTCTGCAGCTGCTGTGTATAATTGTATATTTCCGCCTGTTCCACTTAATTGACCAAGCAATAATTCAGAATTATTTGCTGTAGAAAATATACGACCTCTATTGGCTGTGTTAACATCAACAAACATTCCTATTGATAAGTTGTCTGGATTATTGATGTTTATTTCCCCGCCTTCTGTTCCATTTCCACGAGTAACAATATTACCGTTGACGTCTAATTTTTGTGCTGGACTTGTAGTACCAATCCCTACATCGCCAGCAGAGGTGATACGCATACGTTCGGTTGGCGTTATAGAACCACTAGCAGTCGTATAAAACTCTAGGTGTCCAGCACTAGATGTTGGACTAAAATCGCCCAACGAGTTGCCAACAATACCAGATGCTTTGCTAAAATCAGTTCCGCTGTCAGAACTTGCAAACCACAACGACCCCATGTATCCCTGCACCCCAGCACCTCCTTGTGCGCCTCCGACAACAACTTGTGGCTCACTGCCAAACGGAACTGGTTGAGAGCCGTGGTTTCTTGTTACGTGTAACGTACCTTGTGGCGAAGTAGTACCAATCCCTAATCTATTATTAGTATCATCCCAAAAGAAGTTAGCGTTATCTTGTGTGTATATACCAGATGCACCTGCAAATACGACTGAACCTGTAGTAAAGGCTGTAAATGTTCCTGTACCGCCATTAGCTACTGGGAGTGTGCCAGTTACACCTGTTGTAAGTGGAAGTCCTGTACAGCTTGTTAAAGTGCCTGAAGATGGAGTGCCTAATACTGGGGTTGTTAGTGTAGGTGATGTGGCAAATACTAAAGAACCGCTACCTGTTTCGTCTGTAATGGCAGTAGCTAAATTAGCTGATGATGGAGTGCCTAAAAAGGTTGCAACCCCTGTGCCTAAACTTGTAATGCCTGTGCCACCATTGGCTACTGGCAACGTACCTGTAACATTAGTCGTTAAATTAGTAAAAGTTGTAGATGTTGTACCAGTTCCGCCGTTAGCTATTGGTAATGTTCCTGTTACACCTGTAGTTAAAGGTAGTCCAGTAGCATTAGTAAGCGTAGCAGAGGCTACAGTACCTAAAGCAATAGCATTACCAGATGCATCTAAATAAATACCTTTTTCAGCAGGGTATGTAACGAATACATCTTTAGTACCAGCAGCAAAGTTTACTGCTGTGCCACCATTGCTAGACTCTAATATAGTATCTCTGGATAAAGTAGTGCCTGAAGCTGTATATGTGCCAATACCTACTTCCCAAGTATTATCTCCACTATTTTGGATAGCATAGTAAGTAGTATTACCATCACCAATAACAGAGAAGTCTTGATAGCCAGCAGATGCTGCACCTAATGTAAATGTGCCTGTGCCTGTGGTAGAGGATGTGACTCTAACTCTATCTTTTAATACTAATGCCATGTTTATCCTTTATCGTTTAACGTTAAACGTTAAGATAATTGTACTGAAAGGTTGCCTGTTGCAATTTTAAATATATCGCCAGAGTCAATAGTTTTAGCAGCGTCTAATGCTGTGTGATAAAGTAAGTTGCCTGAGGTAGCAGCATCATTAATACCAATCCAACCTACAGTTCCCCATGAAGATGTACAAGTTGGGAAGGTAACGTCAGCAGAGTTTAAAGATGTTCCATTAGATGGTGCGCCAAATGTGACTGCTGTTCTAGCATAGCTTCCACCACTCACTTCTGTACCACTACCTGCGTCTGTAGGGTCTGAAGTCCATAGTGATACATAAACTGTTGCTACGGATGTGTATGTTGTGTTGCGTAGAGTTGCATTAATAAGTGCATTCTCTAAAAAATTACTCATTTCTGCCATAATATTTTCCTTATCGTGGTGTTACGTTTAGTGTTGTATATGCGTATGTTTGACCTAAGTCACTTGTTTTAATATTAGCAATTGCTCTATCGTATAATGCTGACCATGTTGTTACTCTAGGGTCGTTCATCAAATAAGGTTCTGCTTCTGCTAATGTGGCGTAAAGTAATGCGTCTGGATAGTATGCTAAGAACAAGTTACTAGATGTTGTGCTAGAGATAAATGTAGGTTGAGCATAATATAAAATTTGAATGGTGTAATCTGTATCTTGAGTAGGTGCAAACTGAAACTCTGTACCTAACATTGTAAAGTAATGTGAACGACCTGATAATGTAGTTTGACCATTACGGAAGAACAAGTCAGGTGTTTGGAATTCTAACAGAATAGGTGGGTTACCTTGAAAGTGCATCTCTCTTAACTCTAAGAAGTCAGTAGGAAATGCTACCTTGCTATCTGTAGGAGTAGTTGTTGCTACTTTTAACATAGCTTCTGTTCTTAAATCACGACTCATTCTTAACTGTGCCATCTGAATAAAGTCAGGTATGACGCTTGTCAAGTCTGTGCGTGCTAAGTAGCTTTCTACTGTAGAAACAAAGCTAGTATAGTTAGTAAATGCCATCTAATTGTCCTTTTAATCTATCCCAGCACTTGTCCATCTCATCTTTATGCCATTCACTAGCAGCTAATGAGCTTAACCATGCTGTTCTGTCAAAATATGTTAAGTTTTCTATGTCTTTAATGTTATTGGATACAGGGTTTGCAGGGCTATAAGGTGAACCTATGACAGGGACACCACGAATAAGTG